AGGTAATTGGCAAGGAAATGGATGGGCAGATAGAAAAACCGCATTACTTAGAGGGGACCTACTAAGGATTGATGGTGAAAATCTCACCAAAACGAATATTCAAAACTTTAAGACCGCATATGGATGGGGCAATCACGCAACACAAGGTTATGTAACAAATGATGAATATGTAACAGGTGCAACTTGGAATAGTAGTAATGCAGTATTAACCTTCACAAGGAATGATGGAGATACATTCAACGTAACATTATTGAACACGTTGAGTGATGTAACTGTCACAGGTGGTACGTATAATAGTGGTAACCAAACATTAACATTAACTAAATCAGATGGTAATACTGTATCCGTATCAGGTTTCGCGATTGATACCGATGTCAATTGGTACACAACAGGGGCAACCTTTAATACGGGTAACGGTATAATTACCGGTACAAGAAATGATGGTGGTACTTGGACGGTTGATATCGACGGAAGATACTTACCACTTGGTGGTGGAACACTTACAGGTACAATATCTTTGGGTGAATTAAGAATTGGAGAACATCCGGTACATAGTGGGTATTGGGGTCTTTGGAACTCTGAAGCGTCCACAAGTACAACACAACAATACATGATCATCAGTGCAGGTACTGACACTTATATAAATGGTGATAATGTATTCATTAGAGCGGGTAACAACTCAAATAGTAACGAACTTAAGGTAACAACAGGTGGTACATACATTGGTGGTAACAAAGTCGCTACTGAAAGTTGGGTAACAAGTAATCCTACTCACCCATCGATAAGTGCGGCAAGTAGTTCTAACAATAGTGGTAGAACCTACATCCAAGATATATTATTGGATGGTAACGGTCACGTAACGGGAATTACAACAGGTACTGAAACAGTAACCAATACAGACACAAACTACTACACAACAGGAGCAACATTCAATACGGGTAATGGTATAATCACAGGAACTCGTAATGATGGTGGAACTTGGACGGTTGATATTGACGGTAGGTACTTGACAGCGGAGAGTGATACATTAGCAACTGTAACGGCAAGGGGAGCATTAACCACAACTGACCTCTATATAAATAACGCGGCACCTACACTATACTTACAGGATAGCGATAACAGATCAGCAATGATCCATGTTAACGGTAACAACTTCTACATCCTGAATGGTAGTGGAAATAATAGTCAAACTTGGGTTCAACAAGCAAACAGTAGATGGTTATTCCAAGGTGACTTAAATAATAACAATATTATATTTGGTGGTTCAGGTGACTTCGCCGGTGTTGTTACCGCAACAGGTGGTAACTCTAACAATTGGAATACCGCATACACTTACTCACAAGTTGGCCACTTACCACTTGCGGGTGGAACATTATCAGGTGACTTAGACTTTAGTACAAGTCATGGTCGTGATAAGATAGATCTTAATGGGTCTGATGCACATACATTTGGTACCGAAACATACCACAACACCTATGGTCCTAATACATGGAACTCAGGTACTATTGGACATAAGTTCTACGCAAATACTAATACAGTAATTGCAACAATTGGTACGGGTGGTAACCCCGGTAGTAGAGATTCTATATTCTACGGTAAAGTAACTTTAGAATCCTCGACTTCAGGATCGACAATATTTGATATACAAGGTACAAGTGGTCAGTTGTTCTCAATTACAGATGATTTAACAGGAGACTTGTTCTCAGTATCGGACGCATCAGGTGTACCAATCCTTAATGTAAATGCAAATGGTTCGGTAACACTTGATCCACTTGGTTCTCTATATGTTGGTGATAATAAAGTAATCAACGGTAGTGGTAACATCGTATTCGATGGACCTGTAACCACAACAAACCAAGGTAGAGGTATCTATTGGACCGCATATGATAAAGAAGGAACAACAGACGCATCTGATACCGCACATATCCTACACACAACTAATAGTGGTGGATTGGCGGGATCAGTACTTGAGATTAAAGCACATAATGACACGAACGATGGTGTTAACTTTGTAGTTAATGGCAATAGTGGGGTTAGAATAAATGGTAATATTGTAGTTCACGCTGGTAACTACACCTCATACCAACAACACCCAACAATTGTAGCGGCGTCTTCTTCGGATAATAGTGGTAGAACATATATTCAAGATATATTATTAGATAGTAATGGACACGTAACAGGTATAACCACCGCAACTGAAACAGTCGTCAACACAAACGATAATGATATTGATTACATTAATGGTGCATCATTTAATACAAGTGATGGTATTCTATCGTTAACGGGTGTTGGTAACGCAGGGGCATCTGTTGACCTTGATGGTAGATACGCATATTCATCTCATGACCATAACAGAATTACCGAGAACGCAACAATTTCATTCGGTACACCTCAATTCCAATGGATGGATCAGAGTGGTACGGGAGGTACAGGTCTAAATGGTGCGGCACCACAAAATCCAAATAGTGATTGGCATCACCAAATAATAATGAATCACTCTAATAGTGCTGGTTATTATGTACAAATGGCGTTTGATTTCCATGATGACCAAGTATGGTTCCAAAGAATGGAAAATGGTTCATTAGAGGGTTGGAGAGAATTTATTCATTCAGGAAATATTGGATCCCAATCAGTTAGTTACGCCACTACAGCGGGATCGGCATCAAGTGCAACAAGTGCAACAAATGCAAATTACGCAACTACTGCGGGATCGGCGGATCAAATTGACGGTGTTGGATTTAGAAACACAGGATCTAACTCAGGAATTGATGCGGATTCTTTAAATAGTAATGGTGTCACTTATTATACGGGAGGTGTCACTAATTTCTCAGGGAACTCTACAGACGGAGCACTTTACTCACAAGCATATAATTCATCGTGGCAACACCAAATTGCGGGTGACTATAGAAGTGGTAGAATTGCGGTTAGAGGTAAAAACAATAATACATGGCAGTCATGGAGAAAAGTACCATGTGTCAACTCAACAACTTTCACAAACACCTCAGCAGTATCATTTACTCATGACTTAGGAACTGATAATGTGATTGTACAAGTCTATGATGGTAATGGAGATCTGTTCTTCCCATCAAGAGTCAATGTTCAGGGTGGAGTTGTTGAAGTTAATTTTGAGGTAGCAAGATCAGGTAGATTAGTAGTAGTCGGATAAAAGGAAAATGTATGTTAAGAGAAAATGTTATAGTAAGTGGTTCGTTAGATGTACAAAGCGGACAGTTCATAATACCAAGAGGACCGAGGGCGAATAGACCTTCGAGTCCTGAGGTTGGTTCTTTATATCTTGAAGAGTCACCAAGTGGTAGTTTTGTTGTAACATACACAGGATCGTCTAATGATGATGGTGGATGGGAACCCGTAGGTTCGCAGAACACAGATAGAACTGCGTTTAAATATAGAAATATAATTAACTACTCATACTTAGCGGGTGGATATAAAAGTGGATCTCCGTGGAAAAATGTACATCGGGCAACACACGCAACAGATCAAACAGTTCACATTGGTGAACTTATGGATTATCCCGCATCTTATACTTCAGGTGCGTGTAGTAAATCCATATTGTTTATATGGTCAACCAACAGTGACAACGCGTGGAAATCGGCAACCCAAGTTCACGGAACACATACAACAGGTGTACATATGGTTAATGAAACGGCTTATGCTCACCAAACAAAATGGGACTTATTAAATGCGAGGGATGACCCCGGTACTCTGTTTAAAGAGACCGAATTTGCATACATATTTGGTGGTTCGGTTGCTGCAGTTGAAAAGTTTAACTTAACTAACGAGTCTATGTATACTGCTTACTACCCAAGTGGAACAGGACCTTACACGACCACAACAACATCTATCACAAGTACCCTTGGTGCTTCGGGATTTTCGGATGAGAATTATGGTTATGGATATGGTTCTGAGAGTGGTAATAAATGTCACTTTGCGACCGACACTTTCGAAACGAGAGCATCATCATGGGCATCAAGTGGACAACAGAAAGGGATTAGTTCTAAAGTAGGTAAAGGGTACTGTGGTAATGAAGGTACCTACCAAGGAGGGTACAATCTTAGAAGGTGGGATGCGTTTACTGAAACTAATATTGGTAACGTACCTAAACCAAGAGGTAATTGTGGGGAAGAGAACTTCTCCATGGGACAAGACTTCCAATACATGTTAGCGTGTTATGGAGACAGTCAACAAAATAATGATAGTTGGAAATTTACATACTCAACTGACACGGGAATTTTAAATCCTGCGGGGTTAGCACCGGGTGTTAATGCGGGTGCATCCTCAGGTCATTGTGGTTGGAGAAATTAAGTATTTATAGATATGTTATTCGAAAATTTAGAAATAAGTGGATCATTAAGAGGAGAAGGTAACGACTTTAAAATGCCGAAAGGTGCGAAAGGAGATCGACCATCATCACCTGAAACAGGATCACTCTATTTAGAGGAAGCTACATCAGGTAGTTTCCTTATGGTATATACAGGTATTTCTAATAATGATAGTGGTTGGGAAAGAGTCTCACACCAATCGAATTTCGGGAAGACAGCATTTAAATATAGACATGTGATTGCCTATTCATATTTAGCAGGTGGATATAAGTCTTCATCTCCATGGAAGAACGCACACAAGACCGTTAATGCCACAGATCAAACTTCACACATTGGTGAATTATTAGATTATCCCGCATCTTATACTTCAGGTGCTTGTAGTCGATTTACTTTTTTTGTGTGGTCAGTAAATGATGATGGTGCTTGGAAGAGTGCATCTAACATCCATGGAACATACACATCAGCAATCAATATGTTTAACGACACTAATCTTGCTCATGATGCGAAGTTCGATACTAATATTGCGAGAAGTGATTTAGGTACTATGTTTAAGGAACAAGAATATGCATACCTATTTAGTGGTGGATCTGCAACGGTAGAGATATTCGATTTAACTAATGAAAGTTTGATGACACTATATACCTTATCAACTATAAACGGTAGTGATGGGGGGAGTGCGTTCTCAGATGAACATTATGGTTATGGATGGACCTCAAGTTCGGGTGTTAAAATGAATTTTGCAACAGAAACATTTGCAACATCACCTCATTGGTCGGCCCATTCACAACAAAAAGGGATTAGTTCTAAACTTGGTAAAGGTTATGCGGGTAACGAAGGTTCATATGCGGGAGGATATAACCTAAGAAGATGGAGTAATCAAACAGATACTAACATTGGTAATGTTGCTAAACCCGATGGTAACTGTGGTGAAGAAAACTTTACTATGGGTCAGGATTGGCAATATATGTTAGGTAATTATAATGGTGTACAAAATAATAATAGTTGGAAATTCACATATGCAACCGATACGGGTGTACTAAACCCTTCAGGTTTATCACCGGGAGTTAACGCTGGTACATCATCGGGTCATTGTGGTTGGAGAGATTAAAATTTAAGATATGATATACGAAAACATGTCCGTTAGTGGATCGTTAAAGGTGGATAAGGTCACTGCGAGACCTCCGAAAGGTCCTGCCGCGAATAGACCTACGAACCCACTATCAGGATCTATGTATTTAGAGACATCTGATGTACATACGAGTTATTTGATGATATATACAGGTGTGAGTAACATCGATGGTGGATGGGAAAGGGTTGCTGCACAACAAAATATGGCAACCGGATTTAAGTTTAGACAAATCATCAACTACTCTTACATGGCGGGTGGATATAAATCTTCATCCCCATGGAAAAATGTGCACAAGGCAACACAATCAACCGATCAAACATATCATATTGGTGAATTATTAGATTATCCCGCATCTTATACTTCAGGTGCATGTAATTTGAGAGTATTTTTTATGTGGTCGGTTAATAGTGATAATTCATTTAAAGGTCCGGGTACTTTGCACGGTACTACCACATCAGCAATTAACATGTTCACCGAAACGAATTACGCCCACCAAACACAGTTCGATATCCAATATACAAGATCAGATTGTGGTACGGTTCATAAAGAACATGAGTTCGCTTGGATTTTCGGAGGTAATAGGAGTGAGGTTGATAAATTTAACCTTAGTAGTGAAACAAGAATATTAAATTACGGTGTAACCTCAATTAGTAGTAGTGCCGGTGTAAGTGCCTTTTCAGATGAGAACCATGGATATATCCATGCGAGTGGGGGTAATAGAAAAATGGACTTTACTACAGAAACCATCAGTACGTCATCAACCGCATGGGCAGCACACGGACAACAAAAGGGTATTTCATCTAAAGTTTCGAAAGGATATGCAGGCAATGAAGGATCCTACCAAGGTGGATATAATCTTAGAAGATGGGATTTAACAACAGACACTAACGTGGGTAATATCGCCAAGATTAGGGCCAACTGTGGTGAAGAGAATTTTGCCATGGGACAAGATCATCAATATATGTTAGGTTGCTATGGGGATAGTCAACAAAATAACGATAGTTGGAAATTATATTATTACACCGATACGGGTGTATTAAACCCGATAGGTTTAGCACCGGCAGTAAATGCGGGTACATCATCAGGGCATTGTGGGTGGAGAGAATAATATCACCCATTTAAACGATATTTTAAAATATCACTTCATTAAACGATAATTTTTACGTATATTATAGATAAAATATAGAAATATGTCAGAAGGTTACGTCTACAGTAAAGAATCAGGATTAAAAGACGAAATGGGTAAAAAATTACTCGATATCGCAGAAGGAGTGTCATTCGCACTTCCTAAGTATAAAGCAGATAACTTCGTTGGTGGAGCACAAATCACACCATACGCAAAATTAAAACAATGGTTACTTGAGTTAAGAGGTAGAGAAGACATTGTGGAACACTTGGAGTATACGGTTCGTAAACAAGAATTAGAGATACAAATACAAGAAGAAAGTAAAGAATTTTTAACCGACCCGAAAAGAAAACAATTGGTTGATCTAACTATTGCGGATATGAAGATCGACCTGAGAAAGTTTCAAAGAAACCTAAAGGATGCTCACATTGAAAGACAAGGTTTTATAGACCTTATCAAAGACTTCTTAGAGAGTGATGACGCGAAACTACCTGACGGTGGTAATCTGATTGATGTTATTGGTAATAAAGAATTAGAACATAAATACGAACACGAATATTGGACTGTTCGTATGGCCAAACAGGCGATGTTGGATATGGTTTCTTATGGTAGGATTGGTACAGGTAATTTAGATTCGATTCTTATGATGTCACCTGACCAACAAAAGGATGTTTTATCACTTGCATCATCTTACACAGTATTTATTGATAAGAATATTAATCAATTAATGTCGAACGCATCTGTAAATAACTTCTCCATTGAAGAATCATTGAGAAAACAATTAAAGTTGGGTGAGGCAGATAAACCTGATACTGAAAAATTATTATAATGAAACACATTCTTTTTAAAATGAGGGGGGAAGTTCCCGGATACATAAGAGTTATCGGTTCGTATATGAATTACTACTATGGTAGGATTGAAGATGTATATGACGATATGAGATTACAACTTAACGAGTTAAACGCAGTGGTCATTCCCGAGGAGGTCGGTAATGGTTATATTTTTGCCGATATATACTTAGATTATGTAAGTGTGAGAACGAATTCATCTATGATGGATGAAATCCCTGTCTTGGCACAATCTTCAGAAACAGAAGAAGAGAAAGTTAGGTACACATTGACAGAGGATGATAGATCTGCGGGTGTGGAATTTAACAAGGCAGTACTCTTAAAAGTTATCGCTGATAGATTTTCTGAAAGACATAAGGATCTCATGGTTGATGCATCCAAACTCGAAAAAGATACGTGGGAAGAACAAAAAAGAGAAGCACTCGGATACCAATCAGACAATACGTACCCAACACCTGTTATTGATATTTTATCTCAGGGGAGAAACATAGATAAATCGACGTTCATTCAAAAGATTATTGATAACGTAAACACATACAATACCAAATTAGCTAACTTACTTTTAGAACAACAACTATTAGAACAAAGAGTAAAGGATTGTGTGACCCTTGCCGACTGTCATAGACTTAAACATGAGAAATTTGGTGTTGCGATGAGTAAACAACAGAAGGAAGATGAGAATGTCGAATCTACACCACTTACACTGAAAATGGATTTCTAAAAATAAATAAATGAATTTAGCAATAAATGGAACATGTGCTAAAGGTTGTTCATTTTGTTTTACCAAAGAAGATGCAAGAGTAAAACATACTCTTGGTGAAATGACAGTTAAGAAGGTCGGGGAACTCCTCGACCATTTTGATGTTGAGGGTGCGGGTGAAGAAGTTACCATATTAGGTGGGGAGCCAACACAACATTCAAATTTTACAGGTATTGTTGATTATATAATATCAAGAGGTCATAAGATTAATTTAGTCAGTAATCTTTTATTTGGTAAAAGAACCTTAGACTACATCACATCTAACATTAGACATATAAGGTGGATTCTACCTAACGGTGCGGAGTTGAATGAAAAGAATAGAATGAATCTATTCAAAAAGAATTACTTATCTCTCTATACCGCATACGCAAACACATGGACTTTTAGAGATAACGCGAGGTTATTCATTGCAATTACCCTATCGAGTGATTGGAAAGAAAGGAAGATGTTTGAGTACGTCAAATGGTTACACAATGAATTAGGTGGTAAACTAAACGCGATAAGATTGGGTGTTGACCTCACAGACACTTATATGGTGAACAATAAGGACTTAGGGAGTGAAATCACTAAAATACTTAAGTTCGCGAAATACAATAATATTAGGATAGTTTCGGATTGTCAAATTCCACCATGCATGTGGGAGGGTAAAACCAAAGAATCGATTATTGAAAATTCTATGGGATTTGCCACTTTCAAAGTACCGGGTTACGATACCATATGTGGTTTCATGCCTTTAGATATATTCCCTAACGGTAGTTCAATACATTGTTACCCTTTACAGGATAAATTAAAGATAGATAATGTCTTGAATATCAAAGGGGAAAATAGTATATTATCACTAAGAGATGAGTTCGATAAACTCTACGAAGAGAATCATAAAAATTATACCCTCCCAAAGGACTGTTTAGAATGTGTCTTCTACAAGACCGAGTGTAATGGGATATGTGGGGGATGTTTAGAAGGTGAGTAAAATATTTTCAATACCGTTAAATCCGATGTTGACTGAACAGGCGTTCAATCACATTTTTTATCCCTTTCTTGAAAAGAATAAGGAGTGGATATACGATATCTATTTTACATGTAGGATACCTCCTTTCACCCAAGATGCGATGGGTTCAGTTATACTACCTGAATTTGAAGATGCGGTATTCGAAAACGCAATGGTGATACAGGAACGTTTAGGGATACGAGTAAGTGCTACTTTCAATAATTTTAATGTCTCACCCAAATACGATAACTACAAACTCTTTGTAGATAACTTAAGACCACTTTATGAAAAAGGTTTAAGATCTATGACCATACCTCATGGTCATTGGGTTGCAATGGGTTTAAAGAACGAGTTTCCTGAAATGGAAATAAAGAACACGATCTTAAGGAAAGTGGCCACCGCTCAGGACTTTTGGTATAACGCAGAACAAGGTTTTGACTACATCAACGTAGATAGAATACTCATGAGGGATGAGGAGGAACTAAAGAATATTAGACGTGCTCAATTAATGTTCCAACAGAAACACGGTAGGTATGTAAAGATTGCCCTACTAACCAATGAAGGGTGCTTGGGTAGATGTCCTGTAATGGATGAACATTACTCTTATAATAACCTTAGACAACCTAATGAGTTGCCTTACTTTCATCACGAGATTTCTAAAGTCACATGTGAATATAAATGGGAAAACGAGATTGGTGCGTTTATGTTTAAGACCGCAACAATCCCCCCATTCAAAGAAGAGTTTGATGAATTCCTAAACCACGTAGACGTATTTAAAATGCATGGTAGAGATAGTTTTGATAGATTAAACGAAACTATGGAGATTGTGGAATCATATGTTGCGGGTAGAGAGGTGTTATCAGAAACATCTAAAACGTATTTGGATGGTATTCCATTTGAAGAACTTAGGGGTTGGAGAAAGAAAATTAAGAAATGTAGGTTCCAATGTTGGGATTGTAATTACTGTGACATAGTTGCAGATCACAAGAAAAAGAAACTGTATGGATCTAATTAAACACATTGACGATTCTATACATTGGGGAGAAAGGGAAGTCTCAAAACTCACTCAGGATATACTGAACATCCACGGGATTACAAGTAATAAGGTGAGATCATTTCTAAATAATATATGTTCAATAGGTGGGAATTTTTTAGAGATAGGGGTCTTTAGAGGAGCCACTTTCTGTTCATCAATCTATGGAAACGATATCCATGCTATTGGAATTGATAATTTTGCATCACCTAACCTTACTCCTATGGGGGTGAGTCAAAGATTAGCGTCCTATCTTAAACAGGGTCTCGATATACCACCACAAGAGGATTTTCTTAATAATGTTAAAAGATTCGGAAACCCCGAAAAGTTAGATGTTTATAAAACAGACTATACAACCTTTGATTATACTCAACTACCCAAACTAAATATTATTTTCTACGATGGTGACACTCGTTTCCATGATCAATATGTGGTACTTAAAAAGTTAGTCCCATTATTCTCAGATCAAACTATTCTAATAATGGATGATTGGAATTGGAACAGTGGTGCGTTAGAGAGGGTCATCGAGGAAGAGGGTTTATACATTACCCACAAAAGGGAGATTTTCACAAGTGGCGAAAACATGGATGACTTTTGGAATGGGTTAGGTATATTCTTAATTGAGTCTTGATAAAACGAAGAAATTTCGTTATATTCTCAGTGTACTTAGGTACATAATATTTCATAAAAATTTAAAATGAAAAAACAAAGAACACCATCATTTGGGTTGGTGAAATCGTTGGGTACAATCATGAGGTTTGTAACTAACAAAGCAATGTTAATTTTATTTTTGGTGGTTTTGAGTATACCGAACGTGTATGGTCAATATTCAGGACGAGCCCTAAACAATGGACAAAAAGACAGTACAGAGGTTAAGAACCTTAAAGAAGTCGTTGTTACAGCAAGAAGGTACTCACAATTCGAGTTGGTTGGTGAAAACAATCAACCGGCATGGACTTTAGTGAGAAAATTCCCTTCAACAAGAACTTACATTATGGTTCCGAAAGGTACGGTGATGTATGAGAAATGGTTTGATATGAGATCCCCAAGGGGAGGTGATCCTACCGAAGTTAGAATGAGAGATGAGTTTGCCTTTGGTCTTGCAAATAGATTAGAATTAGATCTATACCTACACACAGTTTATAAATCAGGGGGATATGAGTCATCTTTTGGTTTTAGAGGTTTCTCATGGGAGATCCGATACGCCCTTGCAGAATGGGGTAAGATATGGGGTAATCCGACACTATACTTCGAACACAAACTATTAGATGGTAAGTACCAAGGTATTGAACCTAAATTACTTTTGGGTGATAGAGTTGGACAACGAGGTATTTGGGGTGTGAACTTAATCTATGAAGCGTACACTGCACCTACACGGGTGGATCAGAAAAGAGAATACGCATATACCGCATCTTACGGTCAAATCATAAATGATGACCTAACTATTGGAGTTTCTAATATGTTTAGACACAACGATGTTGATGGTTCTAATGAATGGTACATTGGACCTGCGGTTCAGTATAGATTTAATGGTAATGCATACCTAAATTTCGAGTTGTTACCGGGGTTAAATGAGGATGCTAAACTTTATAGGAACACAATCATATTTGGATGGAGATTCTAATTAAGGGACAACATTTCTTAATATATCTAACATTTATCATGTTCGTGACAGGTATTCTTAAAGACAAAGGATACCTGTCCGATGTGTTTCGTTGGATTGCAAGAAACGTGAAGTCAAAGAAAATGGTGGTCTTTTTCGTATCTCTATTTGGAGGAGTACTACCAATACCGGGGAGAGTTGCACTATCTGCAAGTATGTTGAATTCAATTGCACCTATAGATAGGAAGAAGAGAAAAAAATTCGGTATCATAGATTACTTGGCAACACACCATTACTATCTGTGGTCACCTCTTGAGAAAACCGTAATCATCCCAATGGCGGTTATCGGGTTTACTTATAAGGAGTTCATGGGTTTAATATGGCCACTACTTCTCATTAGTGTTCTTTATATTGGATATTACATCATGACATTAAAGGACGATGAGATTGATTTAGAGATAACAGATGAACCTACAGATTGGAGGAATATCGTATTCGTTGTTATACCTTTCTTAATTACCATTTTGGTATCTTGTTTTACGGATTATTATTTCTTTGCGTTTTTCGTCTTCACATTATATCTAACCCAATACTCCAACAGTTGGAAAAAACTATATGGATATGTGAATGGTGAATTAATTATCATAGTCGGTTTGGTTATTATATTAGGTAACATTGCAAACTATTACTACGATGATATCGAAAACTATATCCGACTATACACAGAACCCGAACACATACTTGTGGTTGCGGTTTTAGGTTTCCTTTCTTCATTCTTATTGGGATCATCCGCTAAGTATGCGAGTATTGTGAGTTTATTAACTGTCGTGTTCGGTGTTGAATATTTTGTTTTATTCTTTACTTTAGAATATTCAGGATATTTAATATCACCCTCACATAAATGTTTACCCATTGGTCAGAAGTATTTCCACACAGGTTTTATGACTTACTTAAAGGCATTAATCATATGGATAGGATTTATGGTGACTTATGGTATTATAACAGTGATTTAGACTTGACTTTTTAAGTCAAATAAAGTATATTTTAAAAAAAAGAAATTATGTCTACAAAATTAACGATTGATCAGATTTTGCAGCTTGATGCTGAAATTAACGGGTTCACCAACCCCCAAACAGGTGACGTAATCTATGAAGGTTTCGTTAAACAACCACTATCAATTCTACTCAAGTATGAATTAACTGAATTATCTAACACCCTAAAAGAGGAAAGAGAAAAGGTTGATTCATTAAGAAATGAGTTAATTGAAAAGTATGGTGAAAGTAACGAAGATGGTAGTATTCAAATCAGTCCGACCATTGAAGAGAAAAAGGGTAAGAAAACTGAAACAGTAAGAAACCCTAAGTATGTGGAGTTCGTTGAAGAATACAACAAGTTACTTCAAAAAGAAATCGAAGTCTCTCACCCTGAGATTACTAAAGAAGACCTTAAAGATGCGGGTAAAACCAAAGATCAATACAATATATTATTTAAATTGGTTACAGGTTAAACCTTATTTCTGATTTCAATCAACAAATTTCCGATTTGATATTCCCCTACTTCGTAGTGTGGGATTGATAATCGGATTTTGTTTATAGTATACATATCCTCATCGGTCATGGGGTATGTCTCGTACACCATTACATCAACCATTTCAGGTAAAACAAATTTAGATCTTATATCGTAATTTGTATTCTGTTGTTCGTTTTTGATATAGTCTTCAGGTACCTTACCAAGATTAATCTTATCGAAGTAAGGTTCGAGATTGTAAAGTTTACTATCATTTAGTGTGGTAAGACCCATGTTAAAAGTCTTATAGGTGAATATCTCATCCTCCCAATATCTAAGTTCATTGAATATGGGAATAGGTATACCCCACTTACGTATGAAGTTTCTTATGTTTCTGTGTTCACTTAATCTACTTTCATCGGATCGCAACTCCCTACTTGTTTTAGACACGAAGTGATAGACTACAGCACACTCTGTAGTTTTAAGGTTATACCCCTTTAGTTTTGCTCTAATTAGGAAGTCATCATCTTCACAAAAGAAGGGATCGAAAGTAAATCCATCGAATAACCCCACATCGATAAAGACCGACTTATAGCCTGACATGAAAAATGTACCACCATCAACTAATGTATCATTATGTTTCACCCGATCAACATACTCATTAAACATTGGGTAATTGAAATCGAAAAACGATCTACCAAGATCTAACAATACCTTACCGGGTCTTTTATGTCCCTTAAAAATTGGGGGTTCAATTGTGGTGTAAGTTAAAAGAGTCTTTTCATCAATTAGACGAGATAGGTTTTCTAAAAAGTTCTGACCAATAACCATATCATTATGGATTAGAACTAATTTTTCAGTATCTACTAATTTGATGGCGGAGTTGTAATTGTCAGAAAATGTTAGTTTATCATCGTCATGTATAAATGAAAGGTAATCATCCTCTAACGACTGTAACCATTCTAACGTACCATCAGTTGAACCACCACTACTTATGACCATTGGTGCTTCGGGGTATATATCTCTTATTCTATTATAACAATCTTTTGTGTAGTCTAAATTGTTATAGACCGCAAGTACTAATGATATATCCATAATTATGATTGGAGGTCGTCGTATAGTTTATTTTGTCTCTCCTGTCTCTCGATGGTTTTAGGGTGGATTAGAGAGTAGATCTCATCCTCAGGCAGGTTGGTATAGGTATTGAAGTTAACTAACCTCTCATGTACCTTACCGTACCATCTTATCCTACCTTCTTTCTTCCATATACGGGTTTGGTAATCAGGGAAGTTAACCCAACCTTTCTTATTGGTCCTCCAACCCCACTTCTCCACATGTTCTTCAGTTAGTCCATCAACAGTATTAACTCTCGGAACTAAAAACACCTCATTCTTAGGGTTGACCAATATGATCTCAGGTAAGACCCTAATTAAGTTAGGGTGTGGCATTTCATCCGCATCTATTTGGAATATGTAATCACCTCTACAGTAATCAATTAAATTATTTTTCCATTCACCGAAATGACCGTCGAAATAACCTCTCCACATTTGGAAGTTTGGTAATTTATTATACCCGACCAACCAATCGGCAATTTCTTTGGAACCGTTCTTTTGGTCAAAAAGAACCACAATCTCATCTATCGGTCTTTTGTTCTCCAATAAGAACTTTACGAGTCTTTGGATTTCCTCAAACTCATTACATACGGTTATTGCGTAACTAATTTTCATTATAGACTTAAAATGTAATCTCTTAATTTGTCTTTAGGTGACCAACCAAGTCTTTGTAGTGTGTCGTCATTCTCTCTACGAGTTTCGAGATAATTTCCATTTTGGTTTGGTAGGTTAACCTTTTCTAAATCACCGAATCTCTCTTTAAACATCTCAAATACTTCGTTTATTGAGTAATTCATACCTGTACCAAGTTCCCACGCTTCATTGTGAGACTCGTTACCCATACCAATCCTAACTAAACCATCTACAATATCATCTACGTGGGTAAAGTCCCTACGTTGTTCACCGTCTGAGACAATGGTGATTGGTTTACCTGTTTTGATCTGATGTCTCCAAATCCCGATTACCGCAGCCCACTTACCATCAACCAATTCGTTTGGTCCGTAGACATTGTAAAAACGAGCAATCTCGAAGTCACACGAATAAGTTTTCCTATAAAGTCTGAAAATATCTTCACCGAGTTTTTTGTATGTTGCATAAGGTGAATCTTCAGGGTTGTGCCATTGGGATGATGAACCTGCGTAAACCACTTTAACTTTATGGAATTTAGCCCACTCGGCTACGATCTGACAACACTGAGTGTTAGACCTAAATGTTTCAACGGGATTATCAAATGATGGTTGTATTCTTGATAATGCGGCCAAGTGGAAACAAAGATCAAATGAACCGTTTAGTTCAAAGATGTTTTCCACGTCTGTATAGACATAGGTACAACCCTCCACCTCATATTCTTTTAAACCTGTAGAAAGGTTATCAATTGACGTGAGTGTGTGACCCTCACTAATTAATCTCTTAATTAAATTACTACCTATAAATCCATTACCACCTGTAACTAATATTTTCATTCCTTTTCAACCTTCTTTAATTCGGGTAAAACCAATTTTGTTTTTGTTGGTTTTATCTCCTCTTTTATCGATAAACCTTCAAAAATCATTTTTAAATCTTCTGTGGTTTTCTCAAGTGAGAAGGATTTTATATTATCCTCTCTTAATTCTTCTGATCTCTCTAAGAAATCATCGTATTCTTCTTTTACAACTTTTAAAACTTCAACAACCTCGTTGTAGTTGGCGGTGAACCATTTAGAACTTTTCATTATGAAATCATCACTTGCACTTTCATGTACTTCAGTCAACTTACCACCCAAAAGAACCGCCTTGTTCATTGGTAGGAAGTCCTTATGTCCTGACCAATTTGAGGCGATGATAGGTTTACCTGACATAGAGAATTCTAATAATGGTCTACCAAAACCTTCACCCTTTGTTAATGTTACCATTGTCTTTACCTTAGGGTGATTATACAGATCATTCATTTCCTTATCCGTCAATTGACCGAAAAGTAGGTATATGGATGGTGGGTTAGAATAAGACTGTGTAATCTGTTGAATTTTTTTTCTGAAGTATTCCCTTTGTTTTATAGAGAAAGTAGCTCCTGAGGTCTTTAAAATCAATGCAGGACGATCCTCACCCTCTTTAAAAGACTCACAGAAACATTTAATCAACATACCAACGTCTTTTCTGTCCTGACCGATATCACCTTTTAACCAATGACCAACAAAAAGGAATGCAAAATCCTCTTCAATATTTAACTCAAGATCCGATTCCGTTTTATAGTAGGTAGATAGATCAACACCCTCATGTAAAATTTCTATGGGTGTGGTTATCCTATGTTGTTTGATTAATTTACCTGTTACTTTATCGGTTTCATTGTAAACGGTTTGGAGTAAAACATCACGAGAAAAAGTCGATGTTGTAATTACTTTGTCCATTCTATTAATCCCATCTACCCACGATTTAGGTGCCGCTGTTGTCTCGATACCTGCGGTGATACCTATGTTATATTTTCCTTTTCTTTGGAATTCGTTTGGTACGGTGACCTGAACATAAATTTCGGGTTGTTCATCTAATGAAGTGACAATACTCGATTCAATCCATTGGTGAAACAAATCGTTTTCAGGATCTAATGCTGTCATTGGAGTATTCCCCCAATTACAACTATCTATTTTAATATCGAATAAATCTAAATCGTATAATGATTTTAGAACATCCCTTGAATGTGATCCGTAACCACTTAGTGTTTTAATCGGTCCTCTAAATAATAGTGTTCTCTTCATTATGTTATTTTATATAAATCAAAATTATTTTTAGGTTCCCACTTATTAAGTGCGGTTTCAATACCTTTAACCATAGACCCACACATAACTTCACTTGAGAAGTTTTTAATCATGTATTCCCTACCTGAAAGTCCTATTTGTTTTCTTTTATCTCTACCCATCTTATACATTTTTCTAAGTTGGGAAACCACATCATAGTGGTTGATACGATCATCAAAAATATAAGGGGTTGAAGGAGAACCATTTAATGTTATGGATTTTGGCCAAACAGGTAGAACCCAACTACCCCATGTTAAATTTTTAGGTAGTTTTTGTTCATCATGAAGTGATCCTATTTTAATGTAATCTTTTTCTTTGATCAATTTTCCGTTCGTCTTAAAACCACATTGATCTTGTAGACCACCGGTAACATTTAAAATTATTGGTGTCCCTGACATGACCGACTCGGCGGTTGTTAAACCGAAACCTTCGTTGTTTGCAATGTTAATTGTACAATCAACCATATTATATATTCTGTTTAACTTCTCTTGATCGAATTTGTCATTTGTAAATTTCACATCATAGTCAGGACATAGTTCATTCACCACCGCAACTAAGTCAGTACCATTCTTATCTACTGATGCAGTGTGCATCAACAACAAACATTTATCTGACTCATCCTTAGATAATGTGTCACAGAACATTTTATAGGAGTATATAACATCTGCCGGTTGTTTCCTCTTAATGTTTCTGTTGTTATAGAAAAGTATGAAGTCATATTCTTTATTGCCGTGGATATACTTCTTCATTTCCTCATCCTCACCTTCAAGAGGTTTGAAGACGTTCTTATTGATACCATGAGGGACATAAGATATCTGCCAATCCTTTAGTTGATTGTGTGTGGTTTCCCTATTGCTCTTACCAACCCTATGTACGATACCGTAGGTTTGTTTAGATATACAACCTAACCAATCACAAGATTCATAATAGTCTCTATTATAATAAGGGTCAGGTAAATCATCCCATATATGGTAATAGAATATAGGCACTCTCTGTCTTATCTCATGTTCATTATCATACAACCACTGCCAATAGTGTGGGTCAGTAAAATGTAATATCGCATCAGGTTTCTCACTATCAATAAGTTCTCTTAACCTTACGATGTTCCCATAACCGTTACTCGGGTATATTTTAACATTGGCATCTTTAATACCTGTCTTCTCCCTAACATCAGCGTTAAGGTCAACTACCTTTCCATACTCAGGGTGTTTTATTGCGGCACCTAATTGAACCCAATCAAATCTGTCAACTGTTCCAATTACAATTTCACGAGACATCGTTGCCACTCCCGATGTCATTCTCATATCATCAGATAGTAGTAATATCTTCTTCTTCATCAATTAAAATCTTGATCCACTCACAGCCAAAACGTCGTGATTATCAATCATATCTTTGAAATCTTCGTTGGTATTGTATAGGTCCAACGACCTGTTTACTAATTTTTGGAAATTCACACCATCCGTCTCGATGGTATTGATTCTAAATTGTTTGTACGTATTCTCAATCACATTGACTGTGGTGAGTTTTGTTTTTGCTTTACTCATATTAGTATATATTTCTATATATATCTTATGATACTAAAAATAGCCACTCAATATAAATTGGTGGCCATTTATAGAGTCAATTCGTGATTCTCGAATTACGAATTCTTAACTTCTTGTACCGTAGCCACGATTGGTTGTGTACTATCCTGTTGGTTAGTGGTCGTGGTTTGTTGGTTAGTGGTTTGTTGAGTCTGATTTTTCTTTTTGCATCCGCATCCCATAATAAAAGTGTTTTAATTATAATTATTTGGTTTATCAAAAAAAATATTTTATCTTTGTTAAAGTATAACGAATTTTATTCTTAAAATCAATAGTTATGAGCGAAAAACTCTATGTAAGAAAAGTTGAGAGGTATACTCAATGGGAGGCGTCCACTCCTGTGGTAGTAGATGTCGAGAAACTTAGAAAGTGTGAACCTCCTTATGAAGGTAATTCACCTGAAGAACTTTTGGAATACCTCCAAGAGAACGTATATAACAATTACGATTGGTACGAAAACGACACCAACAAAGAAGTATACGGTGAAGATGATGCATTTAACTTATCGTTGGAAGAGTCCGATTCAGAAGTTTACTCGGATAGTCGAGAGAAGTTTGAGGATTCGTGGCTTGAAGTGGGTGTACCTAATGAAGAGTACAGAAAAGTTGGGAGATTTGAATCTAAGGCAGATAACATGCCACGTAACGATTGGTAATTAAGATGGCAAAAGTAGTAAAAATAGAAACCGATTATCGTTTCTACGAAGCGGAACTAACCGATGAACAATTAAAACTCTACAAAGAAGACGAAGATAAGTTTTGGGACGAGTTTTGGGATTGGGATGTTGAATTCGAGTTTACTCGAGATAAAGACGGTGGAACTGACTTTCAAATACAAGAATAAATGGCAAATTATTTAAAATGTGTGGTTGAAGTTCACGGTAACGAGGAAACCATTAAGAAACTTGACGAAATGTTATCAACTGTTAAAAACGGTGATGTAACATCTTTCGCACAAACATTCTACGATCAAGTAGATGTTACAGAAAATGACGGTGTTTTAAACACATGGTCAATAGATAATTTAGGTCCTAAGTGGACGTACTTAGAAGATATTATAGGTGATGGTAATTTCATTACTATTTCGGCGTGGTATCCACCTACTAAGTTCTTTACACATTTGTATAAGATGTTGTCCGAAACTGATCCTGACTTATTTATTGAGGTTGAGTATGAAGATGAATCGTATGATCCAATTGGTGCACTTGTGATTAAAAAAGACAAGGACGGTACACCATGTATGTGGCAAGAAGAAGATGAAATGGAGGACCCAACCGCCGAAATGGATTGGGATGATGAGGATTATGATGAGACTCAAGAGAACTTCATGGAATCCATCTATGAACGACAACAGGAGTTGAAGAGGGAGTGTCACGACCTCATCGAGACCGACGGTGAACCAATTTAATTAGAAACCCTCACGAAAGTGGGGGTTTTTTAATTACTAAGATATTTATTAGTAAAAAGATATTATGGCATCGATTAAGTACACATTATACTTTGATGGTTGTGACACAACAGTGATCGACAGATTTAAAAGTATATTTGATTATGTTGAAGGTGATAATTCGTTTAAGGGATATTACCAAATAATTAATGTTTTGTTTGGTACTACCCATTCAGAAGAGAATCATCCCGATCAAGAATGGATAAATAATAATGTTGGAGTATCAACACTTAACGGTAAAATTGAATTTATCGATATCGACACTGATACTGTAAGTTTAACAATCGTTTCACCTAACGAATGTATACCATTTATACAATCCTTAATTCAAGACATCAACTTAAATTATAAAGATGATGTAAGAATTAGTGGTGATTACGAATCATTTACTTTTGAAACATGTGGTGTTATAGTTGGTGGGGATAACCGAGAGGTTGTAAAACACGTATTTGATATGACAAATTACGATGTTTCGGAAATGGTTGAGAATTCACAGGCACTCATCAATTGGGGATCCGACCTATTCGATTTTAGATCTCTAAAATATTCAGAGTTTTTAGCCTCTTAAATTTTATTGGACTTTAAGATTTTTTTTTCTTATATTTTAGTAAGTGTCACATCACTACTGAATGATGGAAAAAGAATTTGAAATAGTAAGAACAGTCTACAACTCTAACGAAGAGGTTATAACTAATATAATGAACCTCTATGGTATAGAACGATTTGATTTAGATTGTACCTATTCTAAAGGTAAGTTTTGGAAGGGATTACCCGACCCAACACATAAGACAGATCTCATTCCACATTTTGACAATGTAAAACAAGCGGATTCTGAAGATCTTCCGTTTGAGGATTCGTCGTTAAATTCTATTATGTACGATCCCCCATTTATTATTATGGGTAGAGGTAAAAAATACAAACACGATCTTAATGAGAATAACTCTAAGATGGCCAAGAGGTTTGAAGGGTATGGTACATATAATGACCTAACGTCTAATTACTATAACACCCTTAAAGAATTATATCGTATTTGTAATAAAGGTGGTTTTGTTGTCATGAAATGTCAAGACACCGTATCGGGAGGAAAACAATACTTTTCACACGTTCATGTTATGAATATGGCATTAAATGTGGGATTCTATCCGAAAGATTTATTCGTATTAACATCTAATGTTAGGATGAACTCATTCAATGGAACCAAGTGGAAAAAACAACACCACGCAAGAAAATACCATTCTTACTTTTGGGTCTTCCAAAAAGTTAAACCGAAATTTAATTACGAATTTGAATAGTAGGGATTGATCTTATCTCCAACTTTGAAATTCTTACATGTACCTGAGGGAAATTCAATAACATGATCCCCAATACCTGAATACCTTTCAGGACAATCAATGTCACATGGTTGGCAATCGTGATGAATTCTACTAATCCTATTGTTGTTGACAAACATAATATCAAGAGGTATTAAACACTTTCTCATCCAAAAACGATGGTGACCTTTACCCATGTTAAAGACCATACAACCATTTAGTTCTTTACGACCCATCATACCCTGTTTTATTTGTTCAGGTGTTGTCATGTATTCTGCGTCAAATACTTGACCATTTACTAATACTCCCATACCAATAATTATTTGACAATGATAATTAATTTCTGTATATTAAGTAGTAATGAAAATAAATGATCTTTTGATTGGTATGGGGTTATTCGCGGTAGCACATACCTTAACGTTTTACCAACTTAATGGACAGTTCATATCTAAGTGGTTTCAGAAGTATGAATGGTTAGTGATTGGGTTCGGTGCAATATTATCTATATTTTATGTATGGGGTACGAGGTATGCCGTTTCAGGTACGGGGGGTTTATTGTGGCCTGCGAGATTTATTGGTTTTGGTATTGGGATGCTACTTTATGCTGTGTTAGTTAATTATCATTTTAGTGAGGGTATTAATATGAAAACTATGATAAGTCTCCTTTTATGTTTAACCCTAATTTGTATTCAGGTTTTTTGGAAATGAAAAAGTGGGTGGTTGACATAACGAACTTTGAGCATATAAAATACAAAGATGTACACCAAGTACTAAACCCAAATTATGCAGATCTAAGAAGGGAGATCATGTGCTTTAATGATGAAATTAAATGGGACGGTATGTGGACTCACTACGACGCCATTGAGAGACTCTCAAAGGGTTGGGTTCTAATCGGATTATTTGTTAACTATCAGATCAAAGGTTGGGTTTGGTTGGACACCAATAAAAAATTATTATGTAATCTATATGTAAATAAATCATATAGGAATTTTTATAACGCAAAGAAACTCGTATTAACTCTAATGAGGGTTGCTCACGAAATGGGGTTCACTGAACTCCATACGGAAATTGATACGTGGAATGATAGAAGTGAATTAATAGCAATAAAAACAGGTTGGAAATTACAGAATGAACATTAATGAAATTGACAAAAAATACCAAGACTTATTAGTTGATATAATAACTAATGGTAAGGATAAAAAGGACAGGACCGGTACAGGTACTCGTTCTGTGTTTGGTCGTCAGATTAGACACGATATGAAAGATGGTTTCCCACTTCTTACAACAAAGAAGATGGCAGTCAAAACTATGATGACCGAATTGAAGTGGTTCTTAAAAGGAGATACTAACATTAAGTATTTGGTGGATAATGGATGTAACATTTGGAATGGTGATGCTTTCAAAAACTATATTAGTAAGACTAACGAGTATAAAGGTAATTGGCCTGATACTATGGAGGAGTTTATTGAACGAATCAAAACCGATGATGAGTTTGCAGAGAAGTGGGGTGAGTTAGGTCCTATCTATGGTAGACAATGGAGGGAGTGGAAAACACAAGTAGCGATACCCACAACATTAAAAGTTGATGATGGTGATGATATTGAACCTTTATTTGTAAAAGGTACGAGATATATTGACCAAATCCAAAACCTCATCGATGGATTAAAGAATAATCCTGATTCTCGTAGACATATGGTATCTGCTTGGAATGTTGGTGATATGGATAAAATGGTTCTACCACCATGTCATTATGGTTTCCAAATCTATACGAGGGAGTTGAACTTAGATGAGAGAATAGATTACTATAATGGTAGTTCAGATCCACTTAACAGGTCTTCGGATTATTTTGATTGGCACATGGACGTATACGATGTTCCTAAAAGGGAGATTTCATTGATGTGGAATCAAAGAAGTGTGGATACTTTTTTAGGGTTACCCTTTAACATTGCATCTTACGCAACACTGTTAATGTTACTTGCAGAAGAACTCAATATGGTTCCCGGTGAAATCATTGGTAATCTTGGAGACACCCATCTGTATGTAAATCATTTAGATCAAGCACAAGAACAGATTGATAGGGATCCTCACCCTTATCTACCAACATTGAAATTAAGTAACGTAGACATCCTAAATGGAGAGTTTGACTATGAAGTTCTACATTACCATCCACACCCACCGATTAAGGCACCACTGAGTAATTAAAATGCAGTTAATAACCACACACCCAATTAAAAAATCCGACTTAGGTTTCCATGCCAACCTTTTCGGAGGTAAACTATTAGCATGGTTGGATGCTGCGGGTGCGGCGTACGCAATGGAAATATGTGACACACCACGAATGGTCACAGTGATGATCGATAAGTGTATTTTTAAGAAACCCGCAAAAGAGGGACAACTCATAAAGATATATGGTAAGGTGGTTCATGTGGGGAACAGTTCAATAACCTTTTATTTAGAGGCAAGAGCTCATAATGTTTATTCGGGACAACAAACTGTTATACTACAAACTAACATAAGATTCGTTAGGATTGATGAGAATGGCGATCCTGTACCAATATCAGAAAAAGTCAAAAACAAATATGGATTACAATCAGAAATTAAACCAACTGAGAAAGAAGATTGATGAGGTGGATGATGAGATATATTCATCAATCTTAAGACGTAGTTTACTAACATCCTCAATAGGGGAACTTAAAAAGGAACACGGTATCACCGAGATGTGTGAGAATAGACGAAGAGAGATATATGATAAACTGAAGGATAGATGTATTGAAGATGGACTACCTGTTTCGTTAATTGAGTCCGTTTATGATATCTTATTTGACCAATCAATGTTAGAACAAACCCTTATTATATATGATAAGTGAAACAATAGACTTACATGGTATGAGGAGAGAGGAGGCGTTCCTCTATGTCGAAGATGAACTTTTAAGGAGGTCTAATTTGGGATCATTCGCAATAACTGTCATTACCGGTAACAGTAAAGCAATGAGAGATGGTGTAATTAAAGTGTGTGATAAGCATGGATTTGATTATGTCGTCCCAAGTTATAATATGGGACAACTTAGTGTGACCTACTTATCGATCTAATTATTTCCCCTGTCCTCTATATTTCTTCTTGTAGTTTGAAGAGTTTTTAAGTTTAGAAGTCTTAGTCTTTGCATGGACTCCCGGTCTCTTTCTACCACCTTTTGAACGAAATGCTGAGTTTGATATAATCTTAGCCATTTAAATAATAATATCCCATAAATACCTCCTATTTTTTAGAAGGAACACTACACAAATATTTTTTTTTCCTCTACATTTTATTAGATGGAAAGAGTGTTCACTCATACACAAAAAAGGAAAACAGATAAAGGTAAATGTCTCGAAGAATGTTCGGTTAACATTTACTACTATAACGATGCACTATTAATTGATATTAAATATAATTTCAGTTACAGTAGACCACGTGATAATGATCAGGAAGAGTATGAATTATCACGAAATGTAGAGACGGAACACTCCATCGAATTAAATCTTTCGAATGCTAACTTCCACGTGTATTCTGTCACAAGAAATAAAGGTTTCTTAGGTGAAAGTAAGAGTCCTTATGATAGAAAGTTTAAGAATAAATTCACTCAACTTGCGGACATCACATCTATAGGTTTCTTCGGTGGATGTAAAAAGGGTACTAAATCTTGGGGAGTTAGGTATGAAAGAAAGATGGACGAGGCGTGGGAAACGATACGATCAATCATCCAACCAAGAATCAAGAATACCTATCTACAATCAAAAGGATATCATAAAGTTGAAATAGATCGTTTATACGATTTAATTGTCGACTACCACTTGGATGTTAAGAATATAAAGGGACATGATCTGATCTACTTAGACATCCAAGAGGATTACCCAAAGAGTAAATACTTGAAACTAAATGATCGTAAGTACATACCTTCAGTATTAGACCAATACGGTATTAAAACCAAACAATTCGTTAGTTGGTTGAGTGGTGGAAGTGAGGGTATACCGATTATAATTAAAACATTGAATTACCTGTGTAAATTATTTGGGGATAACTACATAGACCACATGAATAAAATTGATTGGCATTTACACTGTTATAAATCTCCTCCAACGAGGAGGGTTCACCCACTTAAGAACGAGACCGAGAAAAGAAACATGGTTAAACTTATTAATCAATGGGAAGAGGAAGGTCTTCGACTCACTAACGACTTAAGTATGGACGGTAGTTTGGTCACATCCTTATACAACCTTTTCGAGTTGAGAAATAAGATAGAGAAGAAGGGTATTGAACTTAAATTTACCGCAACTACTGATACTGAATTAGACATCCTTTATAACGAGTGGGAATCCTTAAGGAAATACCTACAGAAAGGTTATAAGTTGAGGTACTCATTCCCCCAAGAATTTATCGATTACATAGAACAACCCATTAAAGTTGGTGACGTGATTTACCAACCCACAGTTCTTAAAGAGGAGGAGGAATTTAAAGTCGAGGGACATATAATGAAAAATTGTATGGGTAATCAATTTAATCATGGCATTGCATCAATATTCATATCACTAAGAAAGGGTAAGAAGTGGGTCGATGTCCAATACCGTAAGGGTGAAAAGACAATGTCATATGGTAAAGCCAACTCACCTGTACCATCTGACTTTAATGGTGCGGTAAACGTACTTACAAAAAGGATGAAGAGATACAAAGAAATCAAATGGGTTAAGGAAAAATACGATTTGATTTAGTCGAATTTTTTTCATATATTTTAGTATGCAAGAAAAAGAATCAAAAACTAATTGGCACTTTTGGATGAGTATGATCAAATCATTTATTCGAATGGGTGCTGCAATGTATTTAATGATGTCATCCTTTTTTTGGGCGGGAGCATTATTTATTGTTGCCGAGATACTCGGAGTATTAGAAGAAATTTAATATGGTAGACATTACAGAAACAGCGTTAGAAAAACTTATCTCATTAATGATGGAGGGTGGTATAACACCTGAAACACATAATTTACGTGTTGGGGTAAAAGGTGGTGGATGTAGTGGATTGCAATATGAAATGGACTTTGACGATGTGATCAATGAAGGTGATAATGTTTTCGATCTTGACTCGATTAAGATTGTAGTTAATAAACCATCACTACTTTATTTGGCAGGAACTGTCTTAGATTATCAGGGTGGACTGAACGGTAAGGGATTCGAATGGATAAACCCAAACGCATCAAGAACCTGTGGGTGTGGTGAAAGTTTTAGTCTATGAGTGACAAACCACAAAAATATCCTGATAACATAGTTTGGAATGAAGAGGAGGGATTTAACGCGAGTAAACTTCCATACGCATCTAACGTTGGTGCACCCGCAATTAAAATGGATGATGTGGGTGGATGGAAAAGTAGACAAGTTGTTAATGTCAACCATCAAATCAAAACAAAATTTGAAGAGTTAAGGGAAGAGTATAATAAGTTAGTTGATGAATACAATTGGAATCAACTTATCTATAAATCTAAGTATTCTTTCACCCCGGTAATAGGTCATATCTACCATCTTTACATGAATAAGAAGGATGAAGTATTCCTGTCCTTAATAAGTCCCGATGAGTGGAACCAACAGTTCGTAGGTTCATTCCAATTAGATTCCACAGAAAAATGGATTAAAGTTTCTTAAAGGATATTTATCTATATGTTGATATCCGAAGAAATCAAACGTATAAGTCAATTAATGGAAGTTAAGTCCGTCAATCGTCCTGACCTACAGGGTGAGATGGATGAAATCCAAAGAGTAGCTCAATATCTTAATAGGGAGGAAGGTTTCCACGTTAAGGTGAATGAGTTAGTTGATCTATTCGATAAATCAACAGAATCCACTTTATCTGATGATGTATGGTCTAAATTAGAAAACACCGAATCAAATGAAATTAAGAAGGGTGATATGGATTCGGTCTACGACGTGGCAAAAAAGTATAATAAAAGTAATCCCGATAAATTAAAATCTAAGTTTGAGGATGGTACATATAAAAGACCCCTCATTCTCAAGTTTGATAACAGATATCATTTGGTTGCGGGGAATACAAGATTATGTACTGCAGCTGCTATGGGTATAAACCCTAAGGTTTTTATTGGTGTTCTAAGTACAGAAGATCAAATGGATACCGATAACAATTCGGATAAATAAAGTATTTATATATAAAAGAATTCCATGGAAGAGTTAAGTAAGAAAGATATTTTAACATTAATTGGTGAAAACCTCACCACGGTTAGACATGCGGGGTATAAAGGATTCGATGAGGGTGTTGATTTAGAGGAGATGCCTCAGAAACCCGAAGACTTCCCAAAGAACGCACCTGACCCAACTAAACCAACAAAAAGATCAAAAGGTGTTGTTCCTAAGTGGACAAGATTATACGAAGCCGATGAAGAAGGTAAATTAGTTGAGCACGTAGGTTGGTACCATTTCGATCAGGCGAATGAAATTGCCACACCAATTATATTCACATGTGAATGGGATGAAATGATTCAAAGACATCCTGATTTAGTAAGTAAATTGAAGGAACAGTTTGGTGAAGTCAAATTTGCCAATGACGTATGTCCCGCATATGAGCCGGGTAGGAAGAAAGGTAATTTAGTTATACAACCCATACCGGGTGATGAGGGGTCAACCATGGACATTGAAGGTAACCCATATATTCCGAGTGAAGAAAAGGTAACTTACACAAGAGAGAAAATCAATAGAACTTTTAATGGGATATTAAAAGATGAAATCCAAAATGATCAAGATTTAATAAATGGTTTAAAGAAATTGAGTTTACCTCAAATTGTTATTGATGATACTAAACACAGGAATTCTTATAGTACCGTCAATAATGATGAGATATCTTTTCAATCACATAACATCCATTTATATGAAACACAGAAACAATTCATCAAGGATGTTACTACGGCTGTTAGAACAAAGGATTTAGATCAAATCCCAACAAAAGATAATAAATCATTAAGAAGGTTATATAATACAAGATACACTAATTGGTCTAAAACAAGATTTACTCAATCCTCGGGTTACGGTAAAACACCTGTTTTCCAATTAGATCAAGGTGATTTCCCTAATGATAAAACTTTTGAGGTTATGGTGTCATCTGATGTTAAAATTACGGGTAAGTCAACGAACAAAAATGAAAATGGGGAGGTTACCCAATGGCAATGGGATATCGAATACTTAGTGGAATACGCTAAGAAAGCACCAACAGATAGGGTTGCAAGAAAAATGATTAAAGATGGTGAGATTAATAAGACGGTTGTTGTTGATTTAAGTGAACCTAAGAAGTTCGACGGAGAAACGGAATTAAGTGATAGTGGTAGGATTGTTGGTGGGGACACCGGTGATCAACACCCGTTAACCGATATTAACATTGTAGAAGGTTTAAAACAAGTTATTTCAGAATTTAAAGAAGAATTATTAAGTACTAACCCAACAACATCGATTAGAAGGGCAGTTACTAAAATTGAAGATTTAGGTGGTGAAAGAGCATTAAGAACAAGACCACAATTAAACGAAGACGACATTAGAGATTTAGTAAAGAAAACAATTAGGGAAAATAAATAATAAAAACCACCTAAATAATTAAAACCCGACACATGGTCGGGTTTTTTTATACCATAATTTATTTGACAAATATTAAAAAATTACGTATATTGATATCAAAACCGTAAATAATGTTAAGTTTTCTTAGAGAAGAGTGGATAAAGAACCCAAAGTATTCAAAATGGAGTGGTAGGAGATGTACCTATCATAAATGTGAATGTGATAAACCTAAATTGGTTGAATTGTGGGACCAAGACAGTTGTATTAGAGGAAGGATTGATACGATTATTTGTACGGTTTGTGATAAAGTAAAAACATTCTCTATTATAAGATGATCACAATTTTTGAAAACTACGAACAAATGTCGGAGTACACCGCATCTTTAGTTGCGGAGGAAATAACGAACAACCCTAAGTCACGTTTAGGTTTACCCACGGGATCAACACCGATTGGGATGTATAAAAATCTTATACAATTTGGTTTAGATTGGTCTAATGTAGAAACATATAATTTGGATGAGTATGAAGGGATTAGTCATAGTCACCCCGAATCATATCACATGTACATGAATAAGAACCTATTCTTACATGTGAACTTAAAGAAGGAGAATATCCACTTTCCTGATGATCAATATGATAAAACCATATCGGGGTTTGGTGGATTGGACTTAACAATATTAGGTATAGGCCACAATGGTCACGTCGCATTTAATGAACCCGGTTCTTCAGTAACCTCGAGAACAAGAAAAGTCAAACTCACTGAAGAGACAATAAATGCCAACAGTAGGTTCTTTGATTCAATTAATGAAGTACCTAAGAAAGCATTCACTATGGGAATGAAAACCATCAGAGAATCAAAGAAGATCATTTTAATTGCCAATGGTCAAGATAAGTGGGATATACTCAACGAATGTTTTAACGGTGAACTAAGTAAGGACAGACCTGCGAGTATATTACAGACACATCCAAACATTCAAGTATTCTATGCCGGTTAATAAGTTAATGGTTGTTGCTCACCCCGATGATGAAACCTTATTCGGTGGGGGTGAACTACTAAAACACCAAGGAGAGTACAAGGTGGTTTGTTTAGATTACGGTAATCATTTGGTTAGACACAAAGAATTTATTTGTGCAATGGAAGAATTGGGGGTAACTAAATGGGAACATTGGGACGGTGAACCTTATAAATCCTCAACCGCATACAATGAATCGATCTTAATACCACGAATACAAAGAGTGTTAAATGAGAAGAGATGGGAAAGGGTTGTTACACACAATCAAGGTGGTGAGTATGGACACTATAGACACATAGGAACCCACAACGTGATGAGTCGTTTATGTCCCGAGAAATTATGGGTTTTTGACACATGTTCTGATAATCCCTTAAGTGAGGAAATAAAGAATAAGAAAGGTTACATACTTAAAACGTGTTACCCGTCGCAAGAACAAGTCCTTAGATGGTTCAATTGGGGATGTGAGAGGATAAAGAAGTATAACTAAAGTAATTAATTAGATATTTATTGTTATGGGTGTAGATTTTTTAAAAATCATTGAAGCATTTAAGATCAAAATTAGTCCAACTGAGAGTCAGAAAGAACTTGCACAGAAGAGATTAGATATTTGTTCGACGTGTGAATTTAGAAGAGGTGAAATAGATTCTAATTTGACTTCATGTGGTAAATGTGGATGTTTTATATATGGTAAAATATTTACTAATAAGTATGATGAGTGCCCCGAAGGTAAATGGTCAGAAATAGATAAACCCTATTTTAAAATTAAAGAAACAAAAACATTAATATGAAGGCTGTATTATTAGGTAACGACTTTATAAAGGATACTGACGGTACCTTTAAAATGTTGGAGACAAATACAAATCTTGCATTACCGTTAAAACCAATTGCAAGTTACATAAATAAGGACGTATTAGATCAATTCCTGTTGGATAACGGCATAACTGATATTGATCTTATAGTACCTTCATTAGGTTCTGCAACCGCCATCGACTATGATAATTCTGAAATAGGTCATAGTTTGTTACAGGGTTTTATATTTGAGAATTACGGTGAGAGTCACAATGTTAGGTTATGGACAACTAAAGGTAATAATATACCGACCGTCGAAGACGCACCCAATAAACTAATACTCAGAATATCCTACGATACCAACGCCTTAGTTGATGACACATACTGTAGAGACAATTTTAATTTTCTAAAATTAATGTACGATTCGAGTCCGAATAGTATACCCGCAACATACTTTAATGATGGGGGTGATCTCACAATTGACGGTATTGGTACGTCTTTTAGGGATAATGGGGATTACCCGAACCTCATAATAAAGAAGAGATATCCCACAACGGATTATTTAGACTACCCTAAAGTTTTAAAAGTTACCACATCACAAGAACTTATTGACATAAAAAACTCATTATCCTCCGATGAAATATTACAAGAATATATTGTAAACACTAATGACTTATTAGAGGGTAAGGCAAAAACATATAGGCATTTATCTTTGGTTTATGGATCAGACCTATCCGTATTGGATTTATTTGAGCCCTTTGTTCACACAAATAAAGTCGCCCTTTCAGAGAGTATTGATTATGTAGGTAATGAAATACAAGTTTGGGAGAGACCTAAATTATTACAGAAAATAGGAAACTATGAATACAATAATAGTTTACACGGAGATTCAAATGATAAGGTAATATTAGGTGATGGTACGACCACCACTTTAGGGTCTCTTAACGTCGGTGATGGGGTGAAATCTTTGGACATATTTAGTCTTCCTAATGAAGAAATGTCCTATAATAGTTGGAGTGGGGTTGAAAGTGATGTGATTAATAACACAGTACCCACAACTTCTTACGTAACTAACAAGATTTCTAAATCATTGGGTTTATTCGTCAACAATTTAACCCTTAATAATGGTTTAACCATTTCGAATGTAAAAAATACAATCATTCTTATAAAAACATCAGAAGGAAATATAAAGTTCGAGTCATTTAGTAGATTACAGGTGGGATCTCAGGTTGTATTAGGGAGTGTGAATGATGACTCTTTATCCATTGCGACGGTGACATCAATCAATTACCAATTTAAACACTTAGTTGCCAATAGTATCGACGTTGAAGAAGAAGACGTTTATTTAGTTTTAGATGATCAGACTAATCCAACATATTACACCATACACCATAATAAAGAACTTCCTCGTGCCACATGTGGGTGCTGGTATAAAGAGCAAGAATGGGTGGATTGTATATGTGAAAACCCTTGTCTTTTCAATCCGGATGAATGTCCATGGGAACCAACATTTATCGATTGCTGTCAAAGTCAACCGAATTGTATGGGATCATACGACCAATTTTCTGTACAATTAGGTCAGTGTGGTGAGGCAAAATAAAAATTCAAAGTAAACAAATATGTCAAACAATAATCAAAATACAACTTATAACACTTTAAGAGAGATAACATCTCTTGTCAGTAAAGTAACCGACACAAATGACACCTCATCAATTAAAAGTTTGAGTAGTCAATTTGCACAAAACATAATCAACAAACACTCATAAAGTAAGATTGTGTATCTTAACACTTTGATTTAATAAAATATTTTTCGTATATTATACTCATGAAGAATATTGATAAACTACATGAGATGTATCCGGAAATTGAACTACTTCAAGCAGACGGATTTGACGATGCAATCATAGGGTTGGAACCTTTATCGGGGAAAGTAATCTATGATATTGATAGGATGGTTGGTGTCTTGGTTGAAGAGGGTCTTTCCTCCGAAGAGGCCATAGAATACTTAGATTTCAATGTATTAAATGCGTATGTGGGTGAGAATACACCACTATACATTCAAACAATCGACGATGATGGATTTATATAATTCTTACGAGAAGGCAATGAAAGTCATCGATAGTTGTGAGAACGACATTCAAATGAAAGGTGCGATAACCTATTGTCATCTATTTAAGGATCAATTTATGAGATTAGGTGGTGATGAAACACTCATCAATGTATACCACAGTAACTTAATTAAACATATTAACTATAAGATAAATGAGAGTTATAGGTACCTCAATTAAAGATTGTTACGTTCTTCAGTGGGACAAGTTTAATGACAGGAGAGGTTACTTCCAAGTACCTTTTAATCAAGATATTTTTAATGAAGTTACAGGTTTAGACTTCAATATTGTTCAGGAGAATGAATCGTACTCAAAGAAGAATGTCATAAGAGGATTACATTTTCAAAAACCACCTTATGAACAAGCCAAATTAGTTAGATGTACTTACGGTGAGGTAACCGATGTTATCGTAGATATAAGAAAAGAGTCTCCAACCTATGGTAGAGTAGTCACTGTTAAATTGAATGGTGGGGATTGTAAATCAGTATTTGTACCTCGGGGTTGTGCTCACGGATTCTCAACCCAAACAAAGGTGATATTCAATTATAAGGTCGATAACATTTATAATAAAGAGAGTGAAGGGGGTATTATCTATAATGACCCCGACCTAAACATCGATTGGGGTGCGAATAAGAAACCTAAAATATCAGAAAAGGATTTGGAACTACCCTTTTTCAAAGACTTAGATATTTATTAATAAAAGAATATTATGTCAAAAGTCGTAAAGATCACACAGGAAGATCTCGAAAGAATAGTAGAGAATATTGTTAAAGAACGGGAAGAATGGAAAGGTTCCATGGATCCTGAGATCATGCAAATGGGTCAACAAGGTCCTGAGGAATTTGGAGATGAACCTGAGGATTTAGGTCCTGAGGATGATTCCACGGCAGTACCTCTACGTTTAGGTAAAGATGAGGAAGGTAATTACTTTGTCTTTCAAGACGACGGGAGTGATAACCCAAAGATCTTTAAGATCAATAGATAATCTAATCACCCCACGATCGTGGGGTTTTTTATTTATTTTTTCAGGTATTTATAGTTATGAAATTAACCCATTTATTCGAGGGATTAACTCGTGATAAAATACAAGCAATCCATAAAAAGAACCCATCATTCTTTAGTAATGAAAGGTACTTTAAACATGGTGTTGAAGGTGGGGTACATGATTTTGTGTGGGAATTAGAACCTGATGATTTAAGTAGATACATTGATGGGGATTTCACCATCAGGAGATATAAAAATAAAGAAGGTAGGGACGTTCATATAGGTTTATTTGAAACCATACTTTCAGGGGATACTTGGGATCTTTGGGATTGTAATTCTTACGATGGTGATTGGGAATCTGCGTTAGATTACCACATCAATTCTGAAAATGAAGAAAGGATTAAACAAATACTACATAAAATCATAACTGATGAGGGTAAGGACCCTGAGGAATATTCCGACCTTACATTACAGGACATGATCATGGAAGTTGATGAGGACCGTGTCATTGTTGACGCATTAAGAGATTCAATCTGTTCTGCGGAGGCGGATAGTTATCACAATTACATACATGATCAACTAAGAAGTGCATGTGAGGAATATGGTGAGGTGGTTGAGTTTAATGATCGTGGTGTTCATATTAAAATAGATTTTAAAAACTTCATTGAAAGTATTTTTGATAAGGATTACATGAGGGATGAAGATGTTATCGATGGTTTGGAGAGATGTGAATATGACTCTGAATGTTTTTTTGAGGAAATGTTAGATCCGTATGGTGAAAAACCAAAGTTCCAAAGTGATGATAGATGGTACCCCGATATAGACGATAAAAACTTCAACATGATTTTGGAGGATAGATTATACGAGATTGGATGAAATTAATTGAAACGGTATACGATTTATTATTGGAGGCGGCACCCGAACAGATATATCAGAAATATTATTCAGATATTGATAGGTCGACCTTCCTACGTATTATCCAATTAGATCCTCGAACAAAAGTAAAACACGAAAAAGAAAACGGAATTAAGAAGATCGGTAGGTACGCCAAAGTACTTTTAAAAATGCATAAGGAGGGTAATCTAAAATCTGAAGATCACCCAAAGGCAAAAGATTATCTTACACTTGTTTATAAACACAACGTATCAGTAGACATCAGTAAAGTAAAAACTTTAGGGGACCTGTTTACTTTAGTTGAGAAGTATTATTCACAAAGTACCAATAAAAACGTTTTTGATTTAATCAACGTCTTAGACGACAACGATTACGACTTATTACTGAGTGGTGATAAGTGGATCATATACAAACCCAAATCCGAAAAGGGTGCGGCATATTTAGGGACAGGTACTGAATGGTGTACCGCTTGGGGTCCTTATTCAACAAACGAGAAATATAGAGACCGAAAAAACCATTTTAGTTCACATAGTGATAGAGGACCACTTTATGTTATCTTAAATAGGGATGACAGTAATAAGAAATACCAATTCCACTTTGAAACTAAACAATATATGGATAGGAATGATAGGAAGATAGACACGGGGGACTTCTTAGAAAATAACCCTGAGGTCTGTAAGTTCTTCTTCCCATCTATATATGATGATACCGAAGTAAGTGATTTGGAAATGGAAAGGATTGGTGTATTGAATAGACCCCAAACCGCAAAACTTATTGAGCGTTCTGTAGGTGAAACAGATAATAAGATAGTTGAGACTTTAGTTAATGACGAAGGGGATGAGTTAATCTCTAAAATGAAATCATTCATAACAGACCCAAACCTTGAATCTTTGGATTATGATTATAGGTTGGATCGACTCGAGTTCTCCTTATCTGATGTTGGAAATTATAATTGGGGTAATATTGAAACTTGTAGGGAAACCTTAAGTCGTTATAGGTACGATTCAGATCCGTATGCTGATCACTCTGAAAGATTAAGATATGACATAACGGAAATGGATGAGGATTACCAAAAGGAACAAATAGAACCACTCCTTAAGAAATATTACGATGAGGTAGTACTCTTACCCAAAGTTAATTCCTATGAAAGATATAGGGAATTAATCAATGATTATTGGGATGACATAGTAAACGATTTTGCTGACGAATATGCTTACTTGAATGAAGGGACTGTAAGGGATGCTTCTGAAACAGAGTTAAATGCAATTGAAAGATTCATATCCATTGATGATAATCTAATACAAGTACCTACATCCCACTTAGCCCTTTTTATACACAAAGAAAAATTAAAAGAACTTTCAGATATTGAGAGTTTATTCGAGGCATATATTGAAAGTCATAATCTCGCTTATGAGTATGAAGACCCCATGTATAATATAAATTTAGAGAATCCTTCATTGAAAGATATGACCTCCCATTTCGAGGGATACACCAAAAAGATAGAGGATGATTTAAATCAGGATCCCGAATGTTTAGAGAATAAAGACAGACTTGCGAAACTAAGAAAAGAGTTATTCAATGGAGGTAATAACTTTAGTCGTGACGATCTTAGAATTGAGATTAGAGGTGGTTACGATTGTGAGAAAGAAGGTGTCCCTGTAATCGTAAACTACTTAAAAGAAAAGAATTCTAATGTCAGTAATTGGGAGAGATGGTCAGGACATTTAAGTATCGATCGCATCTCAGAATACATCACCAACGAAAGACTCTTCGAAAATAATTAATATTTTTTTGATATTTTTTTGGATATCATGATTTTTTTATTATCTTTGTTTAGATAAAAGTAGAAATTATGACATTTGAGGAAATTAAATTCACCCCAAACCCACACGGTGGTTGGTCTTCACGAACCAAAATAAACGACACAACATCAGTCTCTGTTGTTTGTGGCTCATTTGCGTATTGTGCACCAAGAGAGAACCTATCAGACCCACTTGAATATGGTCTGTACGAGATTGCGGTTTTTAAAGACAATGAATTTACTCGAGAATACTTTAGTGAAGACCATTACGATGATGTGATGGGGTTTGTTACTAAGGAAGATGTAATGTCAATCATTAATAAAATCAAAGAATCATGATACCACGTTTTGAAGATTTGAATCCCAAACTACAGGGGTTCTTTATTGGAGTTGGAGTAACACTATTGACGGTGTTTGTAACAGGTATGTACTTAACACATTTCTACCATGGTTAAAACAGAGAACAGAATTGATCTTTTAACTGAGACATTCCACAATAAGTTGGAATTGGATAAGTTATATTCTCGAAGTGAGATTGAAGATCTCATGGATAAAAAGATGGATTACTATTACAATGTCACTGCGTTGACATATAATAGATGGAATAAAGGGATGAACTTTGTTTGTCCCCTATTAGAGCATACGGATAGAGGTACCTATAGGTATTTAGGTGCCGACTATCCCTACAATGGTATTCTAAGTCATTTCCCACAAGGACAGTACGAAGAATATATTATAGGTAAATGGGATAATGGTGTGCTTAAGTTCACCAACCCAAACATTAGATCCTTTAAGGATTGGGTCAAATCAGATGATAACGGGGAACGTATGGTGTCCGTAGGTTCCAAGGTCACTGTTTTAAGAGGAGGACACAAAGAGTTTAAATTCCTTTTATCTGATGAGAGTGGTGGGATAACCGATGGTTATGGTCACGTCTCAACAGAAAGTAAACTTGGACAACTAATCAAAGGAACCACAAAGGGTTCTACGTTTGAGTTTGGGGGATTGACACACGAAGTCATTTCAATAGAATAATATGGTACTTTTTGATAATTTAAAATTTAGAATTTATTGTGACATGGATGGAGTCCTCGTGGATTTCGACAAAGGTTACAGACAACTACCCGGTGCATTAGAGCTCGATGGTACTTACCAAAGTACTGAAGAGTTTTGGGCACCAATTAATAAGGCGGGTAAGGACTTTTGGGAAAGTTTGGATTGGATGCCTGATGGTAAACGATTGTGGGGTTATATTGATGAATATTACCCTGTAATCCTCTCATCACCTTCCCGACGTGGTTATGGATCGAGAGAAGGTAAGAAGAATTGGGTTGAGAAGGAGTTACCGGGAGTACCACTTCTTTTAGAATACTCCTTCAATAAGAGGAAACACGCATCACCAAACCACATATTGATTGATGATAGAGAAAGTAACATCGAACAATGGGTTGAGAGTGGTGGTATTGGAATACTTCACACCTCCGCAAAAGAAACCATCATAGAACTTAATAAATTAGGGTTATGAACACAATGACAATGAACGGGAGTTTAATGAGTATTAAACCCTCACAGTGGTTAAATTTCGGATACGCCCTATCAACTGTAGTGGGTCTTTTGATTCACCCTATCTTAGGTGGTATTGTGGGACTTTACCTCCTATGGAAGGTCTTAGAGGTATATTTTTTAAGGTGGGACATCACCAACGATTCAATTATTGAAAGGGAAGGTGTACTGAATGTAACTATGGATGAGATCCACCTATTTAGAATCAAGGATGTCCATCTATACCAACCACTTTTGTATAGAATCGTGGGTATCTCCAAACTGTGTTTGGTTACATCTGATAAGACAAGACCGATACTCGTCCTTAACGGAATTAAAGACGGTAATCGTAAACGTGAAATGTTTAAGAAACTAACACTGAGTAGTCGTAAGTCTCAGGGAGTTAGGGAATTTGACTTTAGGTAAAATTTTCCTTATATTTATCTTAGAAAGAGGGACTTATGAAATACTTAAAGTCAGTAAATTCTTACATAGATGAATCGACAGGTTTAGTTTATACATGTGTCTCTGATAAGTGTAGAGACACAGATGAGGGTCACCACCTCAATGAAATGAAAGAAGAGTGGTGGGATCGATTAGATTCCCACGACATGGCAAGGATAGATATTAACGGTGGTTTATTTTAATGAATGGTTGAAATTTTAAAAAATAACGGTAACATGAAGTTTGCCTTAATTGCCCATGACAACAAGAAAGCGGATCTTGTTGCATTTGTAATGAAACGATTGGATTTCTTTAACAGGGAAGATATTGATATTGTAACTACCGGTACAACAGGTAAACACTGTGAACATGCGGGTATCGATAAAGTAGAAAAGGTACATTCAGGACCTTTAGGTGGTGATGCTGAGATTGGTGCAATGGTGACAAGGGGAGAGATAACAGGAGTTATATTCTTCAGAGATCCATTAGACAAACACCCACATGATGTCGACATTAATATGTTAATGAGATTATGTGATGTACATAATGTACCACTTGCAACTAACTATAAGACCGCAAGTATCATGGTCAAATGGTTTAAACTAAATTCATAAAAATGAAAACAGAAACCTATACCAATAGATACGGAGATGAATTTGTATTCACCTTATTGGAAGATGGTAATATCCAATGGGATGGTAACTTCGAACACTCTCGGTTCGGGGTGGCTAATGTCTATAATGACGCTTACAATGAGTATAAGAAAGATGGTGGTACACTATCTATGAAAGAATTCATCAAGGAAGTTCATCACTACGATGAGGATACCCATAAACCATCAGAGATTGGTAAAACATATCGTGAGTTGGTTTACTCTGATTGGGATACTATCACAATGGTGGACCCAAGTGGTGGACCATATCTCACTAATGGTGCAAAAATCATGGGTAAAGTAATTAAGGGGTTTAAACCCAACGACGGTGGATATATTATACTCACAAAATGAAGGCGATATTAGAATTTAACTTACCTGAGGATAAAGATGACTTTGAGTTGGCGACTCAGGGTCCAAGGTTACATTCGGTGATATGGGAAATGGACCAATGGTTAAGGGCACAATACAAATATATGTCCGATGAAGAGTATAGTACAGACAAATATGAAACCTATGAAAAGTGTAGGGAAAAACTCAGAGACTTGGTAATCGAAAATAAAGTAGATCTTGAAATATGAAATTAAAGAAGTTTAAAGTAATCCAAAAGAATGGGATGTCACATCCCACACTATTCGATACTATCGGTGAAGCAATAAAGACCGTAGGAATCAAAAATGTTCAGAAATTTGTTGAGGTTGAAGATCCGAAATCTAAGGGTAAACCCGACGTAATGAAGGGTGATGAGATGTTGGTCATTAGTAAAAGAAGTAATGAGGATCTTGAAAAGTCACTTCAGTGTGGTTATACGGTGACCTACAATAAACCCAACTTGGAAAAAGTATATCGAGGAATGACAGTTTTGGAAACGTCTGAGGATCGTGTCCTTGTTGGTAAGTTTAAGGACTTAACCAATTGGGATCCTGCGGTTCATAAAGATTACATCCCACCGGGTTATAGACCCGATAAGGATTGGGAATGGGCAATCTTTAATACAGACGCTGAGATTGTGGACCGAGCGAAGTTAGAAGAAGAAATAGGTAGAATACCGGGTGTTCAAGGTGGTATTGGTTATCACACACCCATAAAGAAAAAACAAAGTGTTTGAGTATCTATTTAATCTAATCTTAGGTGGTTCATTCTTCCTCATGACAATCTTTATAATTAAATTTTTAAAAGATGGAAAAGGAGATAAATAAAATGTTCCGTCAACAAAGGAACTTATTATTAGTGCTTGGGTTACTCGCGATCGCAACATTTACACTGTTGACCGGTTTTATAACGATCCCAAAACAAAACAAAACAATGGTTAGTGGTGACATGACATGGGAAGAAATGTACTATGACATGAAAAAACAAAGAGACTCGATGGAAGTTGAGAGAGATGAGTTTGAAAGAAAATTTGAGGAGTCTGTTGGGTATTGGCAACAATGTGAAACCAAACTAAATCAATAAAGTGCAAACCTTTCTACCATACCCCGACTTTAAAAAATCCTTAAGAGTCTTGGATGATAAGAGATTAGGGAAACAAAGAGTTGAAGCGTATCAGATCATATCGGCTATTACGGGTAGACCACGTAAAGACGGTAAACCTTACAAAGGATGGATCAATCATCCATGTACTGTTATGTGGAGAGACTACGTCAACGCATTAAAGTTGTACTATAACGATTGTATTGACGAGTGGGTCAGTAGGGGTTTTAGAAATACAATGGATTATGAAACTATTGTAGGTGATTTTACACTACCACCATGGGTTGGATTCGAGGATTTCCACTCATCCCATAGATCTAACTTACTTAGAAAGGATTTAGAATACTACTCTAAGTTTAATTGGTCGGAAAACCCTGAAGATCCTTATGTTTGGTTGGATAAAGAAGGTAGATGGTACAAACAAATGGTGGGTAAAAACCTGAAGGATTATTACCAACCACAAAAAAACTACAAATAATTTTGTGATATCATAAAAAATACTTACATTTGTATTAGAATATTAATAAAATGAACATGAAAAAGGTATTTTTTATTTTGAGTTTGGTGTTACTAACCGTTTCATGTGTTAGTGAGAAACCGATGGTTGTTGTCGATGCGAATGGTGAGTGTTTCCCTACAATCGAGAATATTAACCAAATGTATATGAAACGAACCGAAACAGGGTTAAACTATGTTTGGTTCAACTGTGAATGGGTTACCCGAGCCCAACGAGATTCTTTGTCTCTAATTGAGAATGAACGTATTTTTGAGGAATTAATCTTAATGTACGATTCGGTCCCTAATTAGGACTTAACTTCTTCAGGTAATTCATTACCACATAGGTCGGTGGTTAAGATAGTTTTCTGATCCATCGACCCTCTTACCATTTTAGCATTGGGTTGTCCCGTATACCTTTTATCCCCATTTTTACCGGTGATATATACCGAAGGTACATCCGAATGAGATCCTTTATTAAATAGACCCCTATACGGTCCTGATGGACCAACTAAAGGTTTTAATGATATAACTAACCTATCTTTAATTGGTGCTTGTTCAACAATGGTCTTAGCCTTTTGATTGTCTAAGAAGAATGTTTGTGATCTCTTACCACCCTTTTTACCATCACTTTTCCTACCTTCTATTTTACTAAGGAGAGCGATAGGACTTTTGGTTGTCTCAACATCACCCATAGTTCTACCAACATAAGGTTTTAACCTCCTATCTATTTCCGCCATTTCATCGGTAATTACTGATTTAGGGTCGTAAACTATCTTACCATCAAAATCAATATTATCAATGTAAAGTTCAAAGAGACCTCGGGTTCTAAATGTAGAATAAGTATAACCAAGTTCTGTTATTGATTTAGTACCGTCAAGTCCAAGTTCGGGGATATTGGGTTTAAAATCACTCGATTTTGTGATTGTCCTTTCCCTTCTTTGATCAAGTACCTCTTTATTGAGTTTCTGATATATTTTTTGGTAATTATCTAATACCCTAATCTTAGCTCGATTGGTTTGATAAATCCTTCCCTTCACATTGAATGTTTTGTCGAAGGCTTGGTAGTTGGTAATGTCGTTCGTTGAGTTATTTAAGTTTGCAACACCAAGAGGTACATCATTCACAAGAACTTGGAATACTGCCTCATCACAATCATGACCCGTCTTATCATATGCGATAACTATCTTCATACCAATAAGACATTCATAACTCGCCTCTGCCGATATCACTAATTTAACAAACTGTTCTTCTTTGTATTTTGGATCGTCAGGGTCATCCGTTCCTGCGGTATACGATGTCGAACCCAACACAGTCTCGGTTGGTAAGAAAGTTGGAGGGTTTTGAAGTTCTTTCCTTTGAAGGTAGTTATCTAATAACCTTTGAATTGAATTACCTCTTAATTCTGAAAGAACCTTCGGTTTCAACTTACAATTAGCACTGTAATCATCATCCTTACATCTTTCTCTATCATAGTTAGTTACACGAGATTCTCCAGCAACAACCTTAATAGTTAATTGTGCGTTTGGATTCTGATTAATAAACTGATTTAACTCCCCAAATTTAGATTTCATTTCTGTAACCATTTGAGATGTTAACTTGTATTTACCCGAATCAAAGGTCGCCCCCAAATCGATAGAGATTGATCTTGTACCGCTGGTGTTAGGTTGTTCCTGTTGTTGCTCGTTGATCAATCCTAATTTATACCCACTAATTAATCTTTTAATCTGTGATTCGTCTAACTGTATTTTCATATCTAAAATGTGTATTTCTATAAATATCAAGAAAAATAATAACATTTTTTTTTGATATAATAAATTCTTTCTTATCTTTGTGTGGAATTTTAAACATAAAGACGTGAAAAAATTATTAGATTATCTTGTTTTAGTTTTGATTGTTGGTTTGATGATGTTTCTCTCATCATGTGAGAAAGACTATATTGAACCTTTGGATGATTCCATCGTAATCGAGGAACCATCGGAGGTAGACACTACGTGGAACCCCATAGAATTTGAGGATATTGATCCTTTCCTTTCAACCCCCGCTGAAGATGCACATAGAGTCGTTAATGTGGTGGTGATAAACTATATACCCACAAAAGATAAGGGAGAAACTCTTGACCAATACACCTTTCCATGGAGAGGAAACAACGGTCAATTAGATATGGATTTACCTGTGAGTGAATATAAGAAGTGGTTACTCACATCAACCATTAGAACAAAATTTGCCTTCGAAGAAGGTACTAAGTTCAGGGGATACAAGAGTAATTCAAGACCTTCAGTTGGTATAAAGGTATTGAAGTATATTAATGTATATGAAATGCCGAAGATTGAAAGACAAATGCCATCAAACCTATTTGCGGTAGATAGTACCGAGGGTTATTTCCCCGATTATAATAAACTATTTGCGGATATAGGTATGGACACCTTGGTTAATAATCACGATGTCAAAGAGGTTTGGTTTAATAGAAAATCATTGGCAGTCCCTGAATCAAACATGTCAAGTCCAAGTTCGGGGGATATTAGTAACCCATACTTCGGTTCAAGTCAATATGGTTTTGATAATACCATTGACGAATACGATTTACCTATCTATGACAAAACCTATGTGGTTTACTCTCATTGGATGCATAACTCATACGATAAGAACTTACACGTAAGGGGTCACCAAGTAGAGGCACAAATGAATCAAGTGGATGGTAATGATTTTATTTGGGGTAAGTTTAAAGGACAAGTGAATACCTCCAATGGAAGAACAAGAGGTTGTGGGACCGTACACCTTCCACCTAATGCGACTTCGGGTTATCAATATAATAACACACACTATATCTTATCAGATATTGAGGATTGGAATCCTGAAGGTACGGGACAACAGACCGAAGTGAATAATAGTAATTGGGTAAAGAACTACACCATCAATTACAATTTCCCAACCTCAACTTATCATGGTGAGGTACAAAGGAATGTGGTTGGTAATGATCCTGAGGGTGGATGGTTAATGTATTGGTACCAATCAATACCCGGCTACGATAATGGTATTGAATATGGTGATAAAGAACTCAAAAACTTTTGGGATGTGATCTATGATTGGGATTACCATTTTACAAACGACAAGGACTTATTAAAATAAATCATAACAAAATGTTACTAACGTTTATCAGATGGGGTTTGAGGTTACACTCGGTGTTTCACATCTTCGAGTTTGTTACCGCAATCTACGAATCGGCCTACATTACAGCAGTAATCGCGTTCATATCCGCTCTCATACAATACTTAGGTAGTGTGTACTTACCAAAGGAACATATCCATGTCGGTGGGTTTATCCCTGACATCCATGAGAATTGTGATAATTAAAAAAAATTGTGATAAAGTTTGTATATTCAAACAAAATCATTAAATTTGTATTAATATTAAAACATTATAATGAAAACATTAGTTATTCATCCTAAAGATTCGACCACACATTTCTTAGACATTGTCTACAGAAATATAGATGACCTAACACTCATCACCGGTGGTGTCAGTAAGGATTATGTTATGGAACAAATCAAAACCCATGATAGGGTTATGATGATGGGACATGGATCACCCGGTGGTCTATTTGCCGTGGGTCAATTTGATCAAACAAGGGGTTTCATTATTGATCACGAGTGTGTTGAGTTACTTAAAGAGAAGGACAATTCAGTCTTTATTTGGTGTAACGCCGATCAATTCGTAGAGAGATATGACCTTAAAGGTTTTTACACGGGTATGTTTATCAGTGAAGTGGGTGAGGCCATGTATTGTGGTTTACCCGAAACCGAACAACCTGAAGTGGATGAATCCAACTATTCCTTTGTGGAGATCATGGGTGAGTGTATTGACCACGACCCTAAGACCATTCACTTTGTTGCAAAAGAAAGATATGGTAAATTGGTTGACCATAACCCTGTTGCAAAGTACAATCACGAACGTTTATATGTTAATTTTTAAGTTATGTTAGAGATCACATTTATTATTTTATTTGTTGTAGGTGCTGCCTATATTATCTACAACCACAACCCATACGTGGGATTCCAAAAACTGTATCTGAATCAAATGTCAGAACCGTTGACAACGAACATCATAGATACTTCGTATAATTTATTGTCTAATACATACGGAGTAAAAAAACCCGTCTTTAAACTTGCCGACCTTTCAGGTGCGAATTCAAAAACACATAATATCACAGACGGGACCACTGTGTATGGTAGTTATGATGCCAATACCAAACTGATATTGATTGATAGACAACGTATGTTGTCGGATAATGTTAATTGGGAAGAGTTCCTTACAACAATTACTCATGAGTTTGGTCATTATGTTGATGACGTTTCTCACAATCTAAACCTTGGAAATACTATATCAGAGATACTTGAGAATCGAGCTGAGAAGTTTGCCGAGGATAATCTTAAAAAAGTCAGTAAAGAAGTTTTAAAAGTACACTACAATGAAAAAGTATAGATTAGAGATAAGAGGATGGGGTATGGATGCTATTGGGCATTCGATCACCGAAGAGCACGTAGAACCAATTAGAGATTTGATTGGGGATGATCCCGATAACACGTGGGAACTACACGATTACTTTGTCGATAATATAAGGGACATGCACGATGGGGATTTATTTAGAAATGATAAACCTTTTTGGAATGACGATGCAACTTACTTCTTCCTTTATGATGGATCAACGGAACCATATGATGGGTCAGAACCAATTAAAGATTGGTTGTTGAAGGATTGTGGAGACCATTACGATTTCGATGAGGAGTTCGATGATTATAAAAACATCCCTTGTTGGCCCGGAGAGTCCAAAGTTGACGAAGTTGCTAAGAAGTATGCGGACCCACCTTATGATTATGACATTGCAGACAATATAGTCCTATATGTTGAGGAGAATAAGGGTGGAATGTTCTACTTCGAACTCGAATCCGAGGAAGAACCAAACCCAAAAGACTTTACAGTTATAGCGGGATCAATAGACACTCCCGACGGTGATTGGGATTACTGTGATCGATTCTTTTATAAAGGTAAGGAACTTGAAATAGTTGATTGGTTAGATAATAACGGTAAGGGATCGAGGGCGTTCCTCTTCACGAAAGAGGATGTATAAAACACTAAGGAAGGGTTGATTATTTCAACCCTTTTTTTTATATTTTATGTAGAAATACTAAAAATATGGATAGTAATGAATTTGTACATTGGTTAAAAGGTTTCATTGACGCCTGTGGTGTAGATCTATCGGTCACACAACTTAATAAGATCAAAGATAAATTGGAGGAAACAAGTGAGGTATATTGTCCTCAACAAATAACACCAAGTCAACCTTATTCACCACCATGGACTATAGGGGATCAACCTTATGACCCTAACAAAATATGGTATACTTCAAGTACGGGCACATCATCCCCTTCTTTTGGTACAGATTCGGAAGAATATAAAAACTAAATTTTATACATGATAAGAACAGCAGAATGCGTATCTCCCATGCATCCCGATAAGATGTGTGATAGGATCTCAGATACACTATTAGACCTACATTTACAACAGGACCCAAACTCACGATGTGCAATTGAAACCTGTGGAGGTTTGGGTGAGGTGTACATTACAGGAGAGGTAACTTCCCAAGCGGTAGTACTCGCACCTCGAATTGAACAAGTAGTTAAGGATATAACTAAAGATGATAACATCAAAGTAATCATTAATCTCAATCAACAATCACCTGAAATTGCCCAAGGCGTTGATGTAGGTGGTGCGGGTGACCAAGGTATTATGATTGGGTATGCCTGTGAAGATAACGATCAGTTTTTACCACAGGAATATTATTTGGCAAGAGAACTAAATAAATACATTTATAAATTCTTTCCTTACGATGGTAAAACACAGGTCACTATTGACGATAAGAAGTTAAGGGTAGTATGTTCTTTTCAAAACGCAAAGAAAGAACTCTTAGAAGGTATGGTCTTAGGGTGGTTCACACGATTCCCTGAGTATACCATAGAGTCATTACATTGTAACCCGGCAGGTGATTGGAATATTGGTGGGTTTACAGCGGATGCGGGATTAACAGGAAGAAAACTCGCGGTCGATAACTATGGACCAAGAGTACCAATTGGTGGTGGAGCGTTCAGTGGTAAAGACGCCACTAAAGTGGATAGATCTGCCGCATACATGGCGAGGAAGATTGCGGTGGATTACTGTAGATTGTATGGTGGAGATACTTTCGTAACATTAGCGTATGCTATTGGTTATGATCAACCACTACAAGCCACTGCGAATTGTAATGGTCACGACATAGAAATAGAAGGATACGATCTATCACCCCAAGGTATTATAAATTTCCTTGATTTAAAGAAACCTATTTTCGGTGAAACAGCACAATTCGGACACATGGGTTGTGGTTTTAATTGGGAATAGTTGATTTTTTCAAATATAAAATGTATATTTGGAGTATCATAATAAGAATTAATATTTAAAACATGAGTGCAAAACAAGAAATTTTCGAACAAATTCAGTCTCACTACGAGGCGTTTGTAGAAAACCACAACGCAACCACTAAAGCGGGTGCTACAAGAGCAAGAAAACACATCGGTGAAATTAAGAAGTTAGTCACTGATTACAGAAAAGCATCAGTATCAGAATCTTAAGGTACGTGGAATCCAAATAGGTCACACACTCTTCGGAGTATACTAATAGTGTGTTCGAAAGGTGAAACGATACCTTACTAAAAACCCCACAGAAATGTGGGGTTTCTTGTTTTTTAACATTTTTTTCGGTAATTATTGAAATATTAAAGAATATTTTTTATATTTGGAGTATAAAGTCATGAAATTATGAATTATACTGAGATCGTAAAAAACTTGGAACAGATTAAATCTCTTTGTGAAGAGGATTCTCCCATGATTGCATCCCAACGATTGGGGTGGTTAATAAACGACATCAAAGAACACCAAAACAGACTTACGTTTTGGGATGTATTAACAGGTAAGAAATCATGAAAATTGAATTTAATTGGGGTAGGGTAATTAAGATTGTAATAATCTTATACATACTTTCTCGTCTCGCACGAATTATAGTAAACGAGTTCGTGTTATGAGGAATTTCAATAACAGTGATGTAGGTTACCCCGATCCCGAATGGTTGGACAACAAACAGGAATTTAAATCTAATGAAGAACATGGAGAAGACAAGAGACCAATTCATGAGGATCGCAATGGCGAGACTCAAAAGTAGGTACCCGTTTAAACCCCAACGATGCGCAATCGCATCCAAAATGTGGGTAAGGTATATTGAACGTATAGATTTTAACTTTGGATCATTAGAGGGGGAACTTCTTTGATTATGTTAAAACCTAAATTATATTGGACATCGAATGGAAAAATTTTTGATAATTACGAAGACGCTCTTGAAGAGAGTAAGAAAAATCCACAGACACTTGATTTGGTTGGAGAACCAAAGGATCAAATGTTCGATAGAGACAGGTAGTGTTGGACCACTACTATAACCGAATAGATGGGGAGGGTTTTTTATTATTAACTTAAATTATAAAACGAAATGGTTATTCGTTCCTCCCCACTAACCTTTAACATCAAAGATGAGGCAACAGAAATACTAAGAGCATCATTATTGGAACAAGTTAATCAACTCAGTGATGATGAAATTATAACTCTTTATGA